AGACAAAAAGCCCCTGCCGGGGCTTTTATTCAGCTAACTCCCTAAGGGATAAAGAATTAAAGAGATAAAGAGTTTATTGCGGCGAGGGGACGAACCCGGTACGCGTACTGGCGGTGGTACGTGTAGACGATGCCGCCGTTGCCGAAGCCCACGTACCAACTGCTGGAAGCGTCATATTCAGTGCTGGACCAGTAGGTTTCAGATGTAAATATATTTTGACTACCAAACATAGAGGTTACAAGCTCGTTGATTTGCAGTTTGTATTTGGCCATGAGCATTAATTCGCCCAGGGATGGCAGACTCCACACGGTTGTATCTTCGATACCGTCGTTTTCAAGGGTACAGCCACGGTATGCGCGGGCGGCTTCAGCAGCAGGGGCGCCGACAGTTCCCTGTGTATCTTTTACGCCTGAAAGGGTTTCTATTATAACATCGGTATTTTCCTTACCGTCAAAGGTATCGTAGAGTCCCTGATTACCGCTGCCGTAGTTTTTCAGGCCGCGCAGGTCTGTGCCGTAACCGCCCCATTTGAAGATTTTCGTACCGTCGGCGGCGACACAGTCGCTTTTAGCGATAATAAACTGGTGGCATTCGGCACGAAGTCGGATGCCGATACGGATATACTTGGAGCGGTTATTCGCGCTCATGGAGTTCCATTCGGAAGCCGTGAAAAAGACTTGTTCACCGTCTTCGATTCGAAGTGTAGCCAAAGAAAGGTCAAGAAGTGTACCTGCCCATTGCATATACTTAGCAATGTCGCTGGCAGGAGTATTTTCATTGACAGTTGTAAAACCGATTGACTTTAAGGCTTCTACCTGGTCTTGTTTATTCAGGCGCATAAGCATTGCGCTGGCATTATTTTTATCCATTTTATTATATAATTTTAGGTTAATACTATTCAGAAGCAATAGCTCTCACATGGAGAAGGGCTGAATTTTTGTTTTGGGTTGTAATACGTCCGGTATTCAGTTCGAAAGTCCAGGCGGAATTATTATCCCAAATCGTACTTGACCAGTAATATTTATCAGTCATCAGCATGGAATCACTGCTCCAAAATGTCCGCATCATCTCATTGATTTTATCGCGGTAGCGATACATCAGAAGCATTTGGCCGGATGACGGAAGGAACCAGTTGGATTCATCCTCGATACCGTCACTTGCCAAAGTAAATGCCTTATATGCTTTGGCGGCTTCGGCAGCCGGAGCACCGATCACACCGCTATTATTCTGGTCTTTCAGGGTAGAGATAATAAGATCGGTATCTTCTTCACCCGTAAAGCAGCCATACATGGCGCCCAGTCCTTTTTGATTCAGCCCGTCTATGGCTTTACCCTGACCGCCCCAGTAGAAGGTGGTAGTCATGTCGGCATTATAGCACTCCTGGGCGGAAATTACAAACGAACGCCCGTGGGCACGGATACGAAGCCCGCGTTTGATAAACAACTGTTTGTTGGTAACCGTGAGGGAGTTCCATTCCTCAGGGGTGAAATACCATTTGGAATTATCCGAGATGCGGTTACAAGCAAGATTCAAATCAAGCAGGCCGGCAGCCCACTTGATACGTTGCCCGAATTCAGAGGCGCGGGAGTTCTCGGTGATATCCGAGAATCCAACAGCGTTCAGTGCAGCTACTTGTGCCTGCTTATTCAAGCGCAGCAGGGTGGCGCTTTGTTCTTTTGTACTCATAATTAATAACTGTTTACTAAATCATTGATATCCATATTGTCTTTGGCGAAGCGTTCCAGGTATTCTTCGTAAGATTCGCCATTATAATAATCCATTATTTCACCCACATTATCCAATGTAACTTCAGGATAATAAGGTTCTCCGCCATAGGCTTCCGAATTGAAATTGTCAATTTCGTTAATGAAAGCGGAAAGGGACATTATTATTCTCAAGCCATCAAAATAGGCTTTCAGAGATTCCAGTTCCTCGTTCTCTATCACAATATTCAAGCGGTATTCACCCAATAGGTTACACCGGGAAGTATTAGCCCCGTTTTCATCCACACCGCCATATTTCTGCAATCCGGAAAGGAACAAGTAATCACCTTCCATATCAATCCCGGTTACACGGAGATATCTGACAGAGATACACGCAGCGAGCAGTTTCTGCCAGTCAATCAGCACACAATTATCGACAACAAGGCGGTTGATACCGTTTGTACCTTCCAAGGTCAGGTTATCATTGGACAATCTGTTCAGATACCGTAACTCCAGTGTTTGAAGAGTAGCGGGAAGAACAGCGACAGACAAAGGGGAACCGGGGGCAAAAGAGACTCCGGTCAATGCGGATTTGCCGGCACGGAAAATCTCAAGCTTAGAATTGAAAGACAAGTCCATAGAAGTAAAGTTAGGACTTTGAAGTCCCGTAAGGTTCAGTTCACGAAGGTTCCTGCACTTGTCAATCAAAAGGGCGTTCATCGTTTTCTGCGTGGCCGAACAACTGATATTCAAAACCCGCAACGCTACACAGTTGCTTAGATTCAAAGTACCGACAATCGCATGACTGACATTAGTCAGGTCAAGCCCCAACATTCGGGACGCGCCGTAGAAGTATTGCGGGTCATTGACGATCAGGTCGGTATCAAGTGTCAGCTCGACAACGCTGTCGGTATCTTCAGCCAAAACACCCGACTGTTTCGGTTCGCCGGAAGTGTACCCGTAACCGAAGTAATAACGTTCACTGGCCGTTATCCTGACTTTGCGTTTGTCGGTGGAGAATTTGTAACCGAAATAAACAGGGAACGAGTCTTGGCGGTAGGTTCCAGCGAGGTACTGGCTGTCCAAAAGAGCAAAGCGGTTTTGGATGGTGTATGTACGGTGAGCGTAACGGCTGCCTTGCAGGGCGTACAGATAGTCATAGTACTTTGTACCCTCCGAAGTTGTGATCCCTTCCGTCAAAGGTCTGATGTATTTATACTCCCCGTCCTTGTTATAGATACGTTCGCACCAGTTGCCCATCATCTGATTATTGAACATGTCCAGGACATCTTCAGTACTCATGTTGCTGCGAAGTGTTCCGGCAACCTCACGGAGTTTTTCCGGACAACCGCGTACCAGTTCCCACAAGACACTGTCGTGTCCGGCAAAAGCATGAGAACCGATACTGTCATCAAAAGTCTCATGAGTGATGGTATAGTCGTATTTCAGCACGGAATCATTGCGGCCACCCAAAATGGTGTCAAGGTCATAAGGAAGAAAATACCAGATAAGACCGTCCCAGGTGGCAAGCATCATATTCTTGGCTCGGTTATCGACGGCCATCAGGTAGTCGGTTATAAGGTACCAGGCAAACGGGCTGTCGTTACCGAAATAATCTTTATACTCGTTCAGGAATTTGACGTGGTTGCCTTTACAACTGTATATCCATGACCATAATCTTTGGATGGCAGCCTTATCTTCCTCATCAGCGTCAGCCCAGGTCTTGTCAGCCTTAAAACGGAACTCAAGACCTTCGGCAAACTCTTCTTCCGTTATGTTGGCAGTACCGAACAGGCACAACGGATGGGAGTTGTTCAGGAACTCGACACAGATACATTTATTACGCTGACCGTTCAGGGCTTCCGCGTCATTAAAGCCCGCTATACCTTCAAAGCCATAGACGTTGTGGGATTCACTCTTCTCGTTATTGAAGTTGTATTTGCCCAGGTAGATGTTCACACCGGTATCGTCGTTATCGTAGAAGCAATCAATAGGATCACCATCGACACCGATACGGACGGAAGAATCGACCTTTTGCGGTGGGGTCAGCCAGCCGCATTTCTTCCACACATCATTGATCAAGCGCACCGCACCGGTATTATGGGTACTTGAAGAGTCGCTGAAGTCAGCCTTCAGACAGAAGATAGCCACACGTTTCGCACCGGGTTTGAAACTGTACATCAGGTCCGGAACATCTACGCCACTGACCTCAAGGGTAGTGCCGTATTTTTCAGAACGGAAGAAGTAGATACGATAGTTCTTACGGGGATAGGTAGTCGAAGAAGTTCCCTGTATCCGGAGTCCGGCTTTACGAAGTATAAAGTCATATTCCTTGCCATACTTCGAATAGAAATAGACATCGGCAACGACCTCAAACTTTTTGTTGTTGGTGGCGTTAACCAGGTTGACATCACCGACAATGCGCATCACGCTCTTACCTTGGGCACGCAACTTTTCTATGTCCACATCGGAACCGTCATCGTTCATCACATCGTTCTTCTGGAACAGCATGACCATTTCATCAGACGTGGGACGGTCTACCATGTAGTTGGTCAGTTCCTCGTCATCCGTAAGGGCACGACTGTAAACACGAAGGTTGCGCAATTCAACATCGGCAGCGTCAGAGGACACCGTGATATTGACAGGTTCCTCCTGTCTCATGCTTTCCGTTTGTGCGTACTGTTTAGCTCCGCAACGGATACCATTGACGTACAATTCCAAAAGACGATTACCGGATTTCTTGCCGACTACAAATGCAATCTTATAATTCAGGTCGGATGCGAAAGGGGTGCTGACAGAGCTGCCGCCGGAGATGGAAAGAACCGCTCCCTGGGCCGTTATCTGAAAGCCGATACCACCCGACATACAGGAAACGACAGCGCCTTTGCGGTCGGTGATGTTGCCGCACTTCAACTCGAACTCATAAGTTCCACCAGTGGAAAGGACATCATTGGAGAACGGTTGTTTCATGATCTCGATGGCGGCACCATTGGACAACAACAGGGAATCACCCGTCCAGCCGTTACTGTTCCAGTCGAAGCCGGTGAATCGGGTTATCACTTCGCCATAGGTCCACGTGCCCGGATTTTCTTCGGCATTGCTACGCCCGGATGACAGCAGTTTCAAATCAAGGTCTGCCTGTGTCTCCTCAATGTCGATAGATGATTTGGCGACATCGACGAAGAAGTCATATCCGGCATCACCGCAGGAGAAACGCATTTCATATTCGCCCTGTTCCGTGAAACGGTTGGTATATACCTGGACGGTACGCGGAACACTTACAGTCTGCGTTTTGACACCGTTGCAGCTCACGGACATTTCGGCAGGGGTTCTTTCCGGATCGTAAACGACAAAATCGAACTGCAACTTCTCGTATTGACCGACCTCAAGGCGAGGTGTCAGATGGTCATCGGTAAAAATACGACCGTCCGGGAAGCGGTGCATCATACCGATACAAGGAGAAGAGGAACCTTCCTTGAATATATCCAGGTAGATACTTTCCGAACGGATTGTCAAATCGGCGGAAGCTTCCATTTCAGCGACCATCTGTACGGTATGCCGCCCCGGCAAGAGGTCGGACATGGAGATACTGAAGCTGCTGTTTGTCTGGCCGGACTTGGTTATCGTTTTGCTTTCCTTTTGAACACCGTCCACATATAACATGACGACTTTGTTTCCGGTTCCGGCAATAGTGAACGGAATGGATGCGGTTGCACCGGCTGCATAGCCGCCGACAGGGGAAGCGATGTTATAACCTGATGTCAATGACAAGGTGACAACTTTGACGGATGTATAAGCCTGTTTGGTCTGCTTCTTACCTTCCGGGTCGGTAGTCGTCGCCTTCACGTAGATATCCGTTGTTCCCAGGAGCAGATATTTACTCAAATCAAGGGTGTATGTACCCTTGGACACATCATTGACTGTTTGGGAATAGACAGTTTGGGAGCCGCGCTTCATGGTGACAGTGATGTCAGCCTTTTGCCCGGTAGATTCGCCCTTGTCATCACCCGAAGCATACTGATGGTCATAGGAATAGGTCAAAAGGGAAGAACCGCCTTCCTTTATGATGGGATTGTCAACAGATGAGGTCAGGGCTATTTTGGTGGTACTGCCTGTTTCCTCCCCACCTCCGCCTTTTCCGGCAGGTATGGTGAACTCTGTCACACTCTCACCGGCTTTGTTTTTCAATGCAACGGTGACGGTATTGTCCTCGTTTTCTATCACATCGCTGGAAAACAGGGAACTGCCCTCGATTTCCTTGAATTTGGCGGCAACCGGAGCGTTTTGAACGGCATTGGTGGATTCTTCGTCCAATGTGGCGTCCGTTTCCTGCTGTTCTATCTCAATGTTCACCTTTCCCGTTTCATCCGGAATAAGGGTTTCATTATTGACGGACACGCCTTTTATTGCGTCACCGCCCCCATGTCGTTCCCAACTGGCAGGAGTGAGAAAAGTGGAAATGTCGGTACCGGAAAAACGATAATCTTCCCAAGTGCCGGCTGAAACCTCAAAGGTGATGATAAGCCCCGGTTTCTGACCGTCCGGAACTTCGGCGGTCTCCAAAGCTGCAACAGCAGTTTCCAGTGTATAGAAGCCGGTTTCAAGAGGGTGCTGTTTAGTCACGTCATAGAAACCGCTGCCAGAACCGCCGCCACCGTCATTCTTCAGCTTATCCAACGCTACTTTATCTTCTGCTGACATGATACCCGCTTTTGCCGAATTAACCATCGGCAAAATAAGCCGTCCAGTTTCCACTTTGCCCGTATCCTTATCCTTTACCTGATATTCTATCAAAAAATCGGCAGCTGATATATTTGTAGATAGAGAACCAGGAAGTATAAGAGAAGAAGGAATATTCCCTACCACATCCTCCAAATTCTTTCCTCTGTCACCCGGAAAAGCCTCTGTTTCCTGTTCACCCAGTCCCAAAGGTTCCGGCAAATTTTCAGCCGGAACTTTACCATCCTTATCTAATGGGGCAATACCATTAGGTTTCCCTATTTTCTGACTGATAGCATCAATATTATTCTGTAATTTAGTGTCAGCTTCCCCCCGATCCCTCTGTTCTACAATAACAGCTTTCACTGCATTATTAACAGCATTTTGCATACTTGTAAGCAAATCAGGGGACATGACACCCGCTTTCTGTAAAGTGACAACCGGAAGCTGTAATTCTTTATTTACCCGGTTACCATTACCATCCAAAGCTGAAAAGATAAGTTTAACTGATGTTGAATCAGCCGTAAATTGAAGCGAATCGCCATCTATTGATTCAGACGGGACTATTAATCCCATCTTTTTGATTATATCAACCAATAATGTACCGACACGCTCCGCAGTGTTTTTATAGTCATCCGTTTCATCACGAATGACAGCAGCTTGTTTTAATAGTTCCTCCATGAAAAAATTATTTTAATTTTTTAGCGAAGAAACTACTCTATCATTATAGATAAAAAGACACTACCGTTTTCGACTCCCCCAGAGTCGTGACCGCATGGAAGTACTACGTTTGTGGTTTGCTTCTTCAATCTTATCGACAAGCATACCACAAAACTCTTCTCCATACATATAGGCCATCTGTTCTTTCAGGACCATTATCGAAGCAAAATAAGCCCGCGAAAACCATTCGCGAGGTTTACGAGGCTCACCCAAAGTCACTTTCCCGGATTTTTGTTTACGAGCATACTCTTTACCCCGCAAACGTGGATCAAGAAACGACAGATTACCACCATTTCCCTTAGAATATCCACGCCCGGTTCCACAATCCTGATAAATCCCATATTGCATGAATTTATGTTGAATCGTTGCCAAGTCCGTCCCGGAAGAAAGAGTATTTCCTGTAATCTCCCTATGAAGAGAAGCCGTATCAATAACATGAAGCCGCATTATTTTCTCTCTCCAAATCGTGATCATCATTTTTTCCCATTCCTTCTGGTATTTCAGACGATCTTCAGCCGTAGCAGCCGGACGACCATCACTCTTCCCACTCCCCCTCATCATACATTAAATTAATCGGTTCAGAAACATCAATCATAAAATAAAGTCCAGTACAACCGCTTATAAAGTATTCTCCCAGTTCACGGGAATAAACATTGTCCGTATTCAGATAGATTAATTCATTATTCATATTTTCTCTATCTTTCAACAGTTTACTATGTACCTGACGATATAACTGCCGACAGATATCCAAAGCCGACTGACGATCCGCCATATTATTAAACTCATGACGCTTCATCAAGAAGATGGTAAAAGTACGTTTCTTAAAAAATCCACCGGAACGCCGTTCCGTAACTCCATCATTCGTATCATCGACCGCGAAAAATGCCGATTGTTTCCGGAATCCGCCAAGAACTTCCTCCAAGGAGTTCATCCCGGAACATGTACATGGGTAAAAGTTGTGTGCTTTAGCAAGCTTATTTTTATTGCACATTTCTTTAAAATAGCCAATAGCATCAAACAAATTATTTGTGTCCATATTTCTCTTTAAATTCTTGTGTCTCACGTGCCTTTTCATTTAATTCAGTCAAGGCACGCCAACAATCCATATTTAATACCTGGTTCTCTTTGGTGATATCGCCTCCGGTTAATGCCCTAATTTCCGCGTTCATAACCGATATCATGTCCGGAACACCTCCTTCCTCTCCCGAAGATTTAAAAAAACAAGGGAAGCAAATTGAAAAATGATTTTTCAGTGAAGCAAACCACAGAAAAACAGAAAGTAATTCGCTCTCTGAAAACAGAGAAAGTTTCGGATGCCGGCCTTTCTTATCTACATAAAAAATTTGTGCCATTTTCTTCAACAAATCAGAATCATTCGTTTGCAAATATCCTTGATAAAGATTCTCCAAAGTAATATACACCTTGAACGGAATACCATGTAACAAAACATCTGAAGCACGATATTTCCCGATTCGAGCTATACATACAGGAGCAGAAGAGGGTTTATCTATAAAATCAAGTATTCGCAAGAATGATGCAATCTGCCAATCCTCCAAAAAGAAACGTATTTTAGTCCTAAGCTTCACTGAACATATCCACCCATTTTCAACCTTACTTATTACACGAATACCCAGCAATCGAATAAAGATGTATGTCTTTGCAGTGATTCCCTCAAAATTAACCATCACATAACATACGTATCTTAATTGTTCCTGGTTTAACTTTTCCCATGCGTCCGGCAGGGAAAAGTTAAGAACATTATCCGAAAAAGTAACAGGAATCGTCTTTTTCATTTTTGTAATATTCAAAGTGTTTCACTTTATAAGCTTCGCTGTTCCGGTACACAGGAAACTTATCAATATCATTCTCCAACAGATTGGAAACATTTGCCAACTCCTTTTTAAAGGCCGGAAGCTGATTATTAATAAAGAATCCGACTGCTTTCCGCAACGTCCACACCAAGAGCGTTTCATGCTCCGATAGACTATTCTTCCGAATCTGCGAAATCAAATAAGTAAAGAACTCCGCAGAAATGGTTCGGAAAATCAGTTCTTCAGCTTCCGAAATGGCAGGCCGAAGAGCATACAAGTCCGTCCGATGTGCGTCAAGCTTGCCTGCATAATCCCTCAACTGGTCGGCAGTATAAAAGAGAGAATCAACCATAAGCCGGGCGTTAGCCGAGTCCATCCAATCTTTATTACCAATGAGTGCAGTTATGATGCGGTCTAAAGCATCATCCGCACATTGCCGAACCGAATTTCGGAGAGCTTCCACGCGATCACGTGAAGCTGGAGAAGTATTCTGATTATTCACTACCCCGAAACCTGTTTCGGTCAAAACCAAGTCCAGTTGAGGAATAGTGCAATAAAATGCATCCATACAGATAAAGCGTTCCGCATCAAGCGTCAAAGCATCCGACAGATTATTAATATCCATTGGTCCAAAAACTGTACGTTGCAGTTTCTGCGTTGAGATGGAAAATGAATCTTCCAATGATTCAAAAACAACTGCCATAGAATTTGTTCCGGCCAACACAATTTTTTCAAATTTATCCTTATCAATTTTGATCATCTGTATTCTTATTAGAAATGTTAGCACTCTTTTCCTTTGCATCCGTATTCTGATCCAGTGTAGTCAATAAAATCATCGGAACATCCGGATATACTTTATCCCCCCATTTATTATAATGTATTACGACATTATGAGGCATATACATCAAGTCGTGAAAAGCTATTTCGAGCGATTGCTTGAGCGTGAACAGTTCGCGTTTGTCTGATCCCGAATTATTAGACTGGCTTTTGCCCGGTGTTGCTCCTACTAAATTCGGATGTATGTTATCACCATAGCAAGTGATATTCGAAGCTTCCTGAATATCTTCCGACCAGTCTCCACCCTCTTTTTCTGTATCGATAAGCGTTATTCTTACCATACGATTCTCCCGGCCATTCAGGTCGAGGTAATATCCAGTTATCCAAACTTTACCAGAGTTCTCGATTCCGGATACGAAATTTTTAATATTTTCCTTCTCCTTTTTGATTCGTTCAAGCTGCTTCACCGGATCAGTTATATTTTCCTCTTCACAAATATTCATCCAATAATCTTTATGAACTTCTACCTGGTACTTAACTTGAGCATGATTTTTCAGCTTCGCCTTCTTACCCTTACCAATCAGACGTTTAATATCAAACCAATCACCACGAAAAATTGCAGTATAATATGGCACCGGATAATACTGAAATCCCGGAGTCGGAAACCTGACCAAGATAGCAAACTTCCTCTGATTAGTCCGGATTCTCTTTCTACCGTCCGGACCGGGTTCACGTCCCATCAGTATTTCAAGATCACCAAGCGGGTCTTTCTCATCAAGAAGTTGAATACACTCTATATCCTTTTCCTGAAGTGTTGATTTCCGGAAATTAGCATAAAAGACATGGCGTATTTTCCCTTTCTCATCCGCTTTTTCAAAACGACAGTAACAAGCCTCTTTGTGCCGTAGTTTAACAATCTTATCCCCTTTTTTGGATAGTATAATTACTGATACGCAATAGAAGAAATACTTCATGTCTGTCGATTGCTCAAGCATGAAAGAAGGAATACTGTTGTGTAACAACCATTTTCTTATTTCCGGATCGGTAGTAGGTTTATCCGTCCGGATATCCATATATTTTTGTCCTGCACCATAACAGGTGAGCACATTAAACAACTTGTTTTGACTCATAACCTCATCTACCCCTATCAGCTTAATAATTTCAAAAGGTAGTTTATCATCCGGGCCAAACGAAACATATTTGAATTTCCGGGGACCGACTACCGGAATAACGTTCACGTTCTCTCCATCTTCATCAAATATATCAGCGCTGTCCTCTACTGTTGCCATCGACGCCTGTACATTCGAGTCTGCGAGTGTAAAAATCTCACTTGGCATATAATTTGCCTCACTTACATTCATCATAAATATATTGTCATTGAATTGATTTCAAACATGGTTATATCTCTAAATTCCCGGATCAACTTCGAATTGGGAAGCATAATCCGGTGTGTGCCTCCTCTCCAATGGGAGCCGACACACCGTACACCTTTATACTCTATAATATCTCCGGTAGAAAGTTTCCACACCCGAATATTACAAGGTTGTCCGGCTTCAAGCAACCGGATCGCATCTTTCATATGAATTACTCTTATCATGCTACTCAAAAGTTTTATCAAAAGTCTTATCAAAGGTCCTATTAGCACGAAATACATTCAAAACGTTCTGATTCCGTTTAGCCATACGATAGGTTATCTGAAAACTGAATAGGGAATCCAGATCATTGGTCCGTTTAGATTCAGATTCGGTTATAGTGATCTGACGACCGATTTCCCCTTTCTCTATCAAATAGGCTTCCGTAGATCGTACCAATTCATCAACCAGGCAGACCATTGTTTCTGGGATTACTCCAGTGTTCGCTTTCACGATCCTATTTTCCTCTATATGATAGTTACGATATTCTCCATTTATGTAAGCTGCACTTCGTGATATTTCCGGAGCATCTTCTTTGGTTCCTGTAAAATAGAGAGTTTCAAGCATCCCGAACGAATTTTTAAAAGCAATATCCGGGTCAGAATCGTAGCGTTGCCCAACACAAAACCTCTGTGTTCTGCCGCCTACCACAACTTTATAGGCGACCAAAGTCATCCTTTTTTTTACGAAGTTGAGAGGAGATACATCAATCGTTATGATTTGCATTTCAGCAGTGTTTATCGGCACAGTCCATTCAAAAACATCAGATGTTTTCTTCATTTCACTATCCACATAGTCAGCATATATGTGAACTGCGACCAAATCACCTTCGTCTCCGGAAACAAAATCTTCATCAGTTGTTACAAAATGCAGGTATTCTTTTTGTCCTAAAGCTGTAACCTTATCCCCCATCAGCGTTGAGAGAAAAAAATGATTGATAAAATCATCTGCCATTATATTCACGTCCGCTTTGCAATACAAGGCCGTAAAAGACATTTTTGATTGTTTCAGGATATTATTAGTATCTGAAGAAAGGGCTGTTATCTCAATTTCAAAATTAGAGATTAATTTATCCTGTAAATAAGGCTCTATTAATGAGGATAACTCATAAATTACTATCTCTTTATTGGCATCCGGAACATAGTTTTCGGATAATATTGTTTCTACTCCATGTCGGAGTTCAAACTTTGCAGAATATTCCGATCTAGTCCCAACCATAGAAAAGGATATACGGTTTAAAGCAGACGAGAAAGAGAATTTTTTTATTCCTTCCTTTATTACAAGATCAGGCGTTACATAATCGACTCTGAACGTTCGGGTAAAAGCTCCAGTAGTCGTTGATGTAATATCCAAAACCCACTCCCGCTTTCCTGATTTCACAAAAGGTTCAAGAAGATATCCTATATCTTCAATCTTTGCCGGGTGTTCAGTGAATACCCACCTATACGTTTCCACTTTTTCACCGTCTGTATCCAAATAACTTATTACAGCTGTAGAAGTCGGCGCTACGGACAAAGTTATAGCATATACCAAATCATACCTTTCATAAGAATAGAAAAAATCCGGTATATCCTGTGTCACTACTATTTTGGGCCATGCAATAGTCATAATCCTTTTTTGATTTCAAAAATATCGTTACGACCTGGATCATAAAAAGACAGAGGCGCAGCGTCTCACGACGTTACACCTCTTACATATCTAACCAAAAAAAATGTAGAAATATTCTATTTACGGAGCATCATCCATTTAGGCAATAAATCTTCGTCTACTTTGACCTTATATCCCGTATCACGCATCACGGATGATATTTGGTTTAAACTGATTTCCACCATATCCGCCAAATCATCCTGAATGTTTTGAGTAGACTTCAACATTATATTTTCCTCATTGCCATCAGCCGGAAGAAAGGACATTAAGTATTGAATCAATATATCTTCCTCGATACTTACTTGGTTATCTTTATTCTTTTTCATGTTCTACCTCCTTTCTGTCATTCAATGCCATCGTTATCTGTCTTTGTAACTCTTCCAATTCCTCACGTGATGCACAGAAAGAGCCTTGTCCCATTTTAAGTACAGTAAAGTCCTCAAACTCTCGTTTGTCACCTGTATAACAGACAACCTTTTCTACGCGAAATACCGGGATTCTCATTGCAGTACTCCTTTCACACTCTCACTATATTGGTAGATAGAACGTACTGTCACAATATCCAACGCAAAAACAGTGTCCGGACATCCACATTTATCCACTGAAGCACTGACACGAAAACTTGTATTATCCAGGTTCCCGGCACTGAAACGGATTGGTTTCAACTTCGGATGTTGTGCATTGATTTCCTCTATTTTCAAACGAAGCTCTTCTACAAGTGCATCCCGTGATATTTCATCAGGAATGAGCACTCTTTCAAATTTCATAACGTAATCAGCGGTTTTCTTCCATGCCCGATTTTTCGGAGCATAGGTGCTCAAATGCTGCACAAAGAATCTCATTTCCGACCTCCTTTCTCGTCAAGAGTAAGATTCAATGTACCATGATTTTCAATGTAAATCACAAGCCCTTTAGTTCCCTTACGAACCGGAAGCGATTCAGCACCTTCAGCAATTTCAAGAATGAAATTGGATAAAAACTTTTGCAGTTTCTCAACAGATACATTGCGTCTGTCAGCGCGTTTGTTTTTGTTACTCATACTATGGTTTGTTTAGCATTTTAGGCAGAAAAAAGGAACGGCTGCCATATCCCGTGTCGCTAAACAAACCATAGATTTACGCCAATGGCAAAATCACAGTCGGGGGAAGGCAGCCGTATTCGTTTACGAGAAAGTAAACTTCTACTATGTCTTAAAATAGGGCATAAAAAAAGCCCATCAACAATGTGAGCATTATACGATGCACATCGACATATTTAACATATGGTTTGTTTAGCACTGCAAATATGGAAATTATATTTGAAAGTGCAAAACAAATTAATCAAAAACATAAAGCGGTTGCAAATTTACCATCTTGGCTCCACATGGATAAATCTCCATTTTTTTCAATAATATACCATTCAAGATGTTCACTGTTAACTTGTTGAAGTTTCATCAAACCATTTTCTTTAGTTACGCGCACTCTTTTCTCATCTAAGCTCCCATCATCAAATTTAAATTTTAGATAATACTTACCCGTCTTTAAATTCTTATCTAACTTTAATTGAGTATTCGCCCCTGGTCTATTGTCAAGCCATCTTCCAATATGCTGAATATCATCATTTAATGTATTTTCATCCACTAATTTAGCTTTTAACTCTAAATTCTCTTTCTGCAAATCTTCTATTTGCTGTTTTTGCTCAATCAAAGTTTCTCGAAGAAATTTATTCTCTTTGTCTGTATGATTTTGACAAGAAAATAGAGATACAATAACAATACTTAATAAAATCTTTTTCATAAAACTTTCTACATTTTTCAGCAAAGGTACAAAAAAAAGGCTTCCAACCCGTGGAAACCCTTTTACTTGTCAAAGTAATAGTTTGAAATTCAAGATTATATTTTTTCTATTGCAGAACAAGCAAGACCATTATATAAATTTTTCAATTTATATGTTGCCTCCTCTAAGGTCCATATACTCTTACAATATTCTTTAATAACCGAGATGATTTTACTTTGTATTTTTTTAAAAGTCTCAGCTCTACGACTCAATAAACCACTTTCATAAGCTTTTATCAACCGTTCTTTAATCTCATAAGAAGAGTAACGACCTGTTTCAATCGCTCCGATGTCATCTATATCTTCCAAGATGCCATCTAATAATTTTTTATCTTTCATTATTTATCCTTTTTAAGATTTTTAATTAAAAGGCTCCCAACCCGTGGAAGCCCTTTTACTTGTCAAAGTGATAGCCTCATGTCAATGAAGCTGAAGAAGGAATATCGGGATTCCTCCAAATGTGTTACTTTACTTGATGTTTAATATGGTTTCCGATAATTTATTTTTTATATCATTCAAGGCAAACTTCAAAATCTCCAACTCACTTTCCGTAAAAGCACAAGGTTTACCATTGACTATATTTCCATTAATACGCTGCGCCAACCAACTACGATCCTTTTGAAAATAGCGTTGAGCAATATAAGATAATGATAGAACATCGCATAAGTCTCCCATCCCGGTGCGAACATCAACATCCGTTCGTTTCCTGTGTTCCCGCGCCTCTCGCATTGCCTCACGTAATATACGTCCGGCTTCTCTCCGCTCCTCGTGCGGTATTTCCGCATTTAGCTTCTGCCATATCTTATCAAATTCCTCGCTTCCTTCTTTCGTCCGTAATAGGTGAAATTTTGAAACCAAGCCTCTGATTTTATCTTCTATCTGTTTATCCATATCCTTCTTTTATAATTAAACAAAGAAATGTCGATAAGGTTGATGAAAGGGAACCTCTTTTGAGGTTCCCAAACTTTCATTCTTCTCTAAGCTCATCAGCAATCATAACGATTACACTGAATAACTCATCGTAGAATTCCGATTCTGAAAAAATTATTCCATCATCTAGAATTTGTTTTTCATATCGGATGAGGAATCTTAAATGATCAAGCATTTCCTCACGGTCATTTAGACCTTCAACCTTATCAAACATCTCTGTGTCGTAACACACTGCAAATATAATAACGTTTTGTTTATTACACAATAAACAGAACGTTATTTTTATCATTTACGCAAAGTATTAACTTTGATTAACAATCGCAATTCTATTGCGTCAAACAACCGCCGATTTCAGGCGTTAAAAAATCCCGCCCTCCCTCGTAAAAGATAGATAAGGTGGGCGGACACCGCTTTTCCCCCGGAGCGCAGCGCAGGGGGCGACCGCAAAAGCATCCTGCCCCCTATTTAAAGGGTTCCAGGCTGCTTCTGCTGCCATCCTAGCGACTTTCTCGCTCATTCCGATACATTATCTATCTTAGAAATAACTATCTTATTTTCGCTTATTTCGACCTTTGCTTTATCTCCCTGTTTAAAACCAAACTTTTTCAAATATTCACCTTTGAGATTAAAACCTATCGTTCCTTTTTTCCCCTGCGGAAGCCTGACACATTGCAAAACTCTCTCCATATAATTAAGCTTTTGCAGTGTACCGAACAAAGGAAATAGCCGGAACACTCTCAACAGGTTGTATCAGCCCCTTAACGGGCTGCGGCTTCAATTCTGCCGCACTGCTTGGGGATTGATTCAATTTTTCCGGATTAACCTCATACACAGTCGGAATCTTCGTAAAACTATCAACTATAATACACCAGTGATGCCAACACTTCAAAGATATTGTGTCCATGTGCAATACTTCCCCGTTAAGCGAATTTAGACAAAGGTTTATAATTGTCATTAAACAGCAAGTATATGAAATATCCGCACCTATAAAAAACTGCTGCCTATCCTGTTTTGCAGCAGACAGCAAAAGCCGACCACTACCACAGGCGGGGTCATGTACACGCATATCCCCGTTCCTTCGTTCTTCTCCCGGCTTTGCAGCAGTCGTTAACTGTACCATCAAATCGCAAACAGGGATGGGGGTGAAAAACTGTCCGTTTTTTGAATTACTCAAAAATTCCTCGAAATAGTCCCCGAAAGGGTCTGTTAAAGGTTCATTATCCATCTGTACAATCAGAGCGGCAAAAGCTTGAGAAAACAAATTTAATTCCTCTTTAGAATAGGGTTTGATAGTCTTGAAATAAAGTTCCTCTTTGCGCCCCATCGACAGACAGCAAACTATTATCTGCAAAAAATCCTCAAACACTTTCGCACGCCCGTGTTTTCGGGAAATACCTTCAAGATATTTCCCGAATGGTTCAAACTTATTGTCTTTCATGTACCTGCAAATTTGAGAATACAAAACAAATAGGATAAAAATCTGTCGGGTCATTTTCCCCGTCCTGATTATCTTCCTGCTGCTGTCTGTCTATTTGTTTAGGTGCTCCCCATAAACAAAGAGCGTGAGAACCTTTTACAACCCGTTTCCCGTCCTTATTCCACTGCTGCAATGTTTTCAATTCAGTATGTCCGGATTGGGCGTATATTCCTTTCAGACCGTCATTCACCGAACTAATAGCCCCCTCTTTAACAAGTAACTGAAGAGGTTTAGACAATCCCTTTAAAATTTCTCTTTTTTCCTTGATAGTCTTTGCAGAATCAAAAATATTTTCCATATTTGCATCATGTTAAAAAATTAAACTTCGGTTTGATTATTGCCCCCTCTGACAGTGCGAATGTCAAAGGGGGATTTTTTTCTAATTACGTGCTTCAAGTTCCGCCCGTATTTCATCTTCCGTTTTTTTCAGATGTTCGTTTAAATCATTCATCCAATCAGCCAAAAGCTTACCTATAGAAACGGGGTTTGAAGTAGAAATAGTTAATCCTTTTGCGTCTACTAATGTCAACTGCGCATTATTTTTATCATGGGAAATCGTAAACGCTTCCAACTGTTTGCGCTTTTCTCTAATTTCTTGGTATTTCTGCCGTAACAAATAGGTTCTATCCGCTTTGTCCATCAATACGTCAATACTCATTGGAACGAGTAATTTTCTAGTTGCTTCCTGCTTGGTTGCTTCCTGCTTGGTCGCTTCCTGCTTGGTCGCTTCCTGCTTGGGCTTCTCTTGAATCGGAGCTGACGGAAGTAACAACAAAGGTGCTTCCTCTTTTTTCTTGTTAGTCACTGCATTGCCTAAAACTGCGGCCTTAGCCTGTGCGCCTTTTGCGCTTGATACATTTGTTTTCATTTTGAAATATGTTAAAAAATTAAACATTATAGGGAGAGGGTGCGAACCTCATTCCCTTTGATTACATTACAAATATAGCTATTTTCTAGTTATCCACAAAACGCAAATAGTTGAGTATCAATACAATAACAACACGCTTAACATAAATAGGCGCAAAAACATAAGAATTTCGCCCTATGCAGAAAGAAAAAAAAATTTTACCTCAAAAAAGTGTCTAAACAAAAAAACGACCAACAGAAGCCGATAGAAAAAGGAAAAGTCTTTCATTAGTCAAACAAAGGTTAAAAAGAATAAACATAAACAACTAAAAAACAAGGAATTACCTAAAAAACACACTGAAATAACAGAAAATAATTTCATTTTTCCAGCCCTCAAAAAAATATATAACTGATACACAACACACTAACACAGCACAGCCCGCACTTTCGTGCGGAACTGGCGAAGCCTACCCCCCACCGCCCTATCCAAAAAATCTCATTACCGCCTTCTTTTTCAGCGGAATATGTAATAAATCCTTACTTTTCGCGGGCGGTACGCGGCAATCGTGCGAAAAATAAAAACCGCCATCCGCTTTTCACGAATGACGGCAATAGAAAAAGTAATTACCGAATTAACCGGCTTAGGGATAGCAGAGGAAATCAGAAATCGGTCGGGTCGCTCCCCGTCCTATTTCTGATTGCAACGAATAGCCCGACCCGTAGGGGAAGCCCCAAAGTAATTACATAGAAGAAGTAACAAATAAATTGATATGAGTTTTAGGAAACCTCTCACAACCAATGCACAACGTATCAAAAGCGTCCGAGCCATCGGTTCTCCCCTCCAGCTTATCATCATCCGTTTCAGCAAGCTTCTCTCCTCTCTTATCCTTACCACCGTTATACACTCCGGCTGTCTGAATAGAGATAAGAAGATCCTCGTTATTCTGCTCATTAAACATAGGTATCAAAGTAGCACGTCCAGAAAACATACGATTGATCAGCAAATGTTTCTCTATGTGATTCATCGGCTTACCGATATAAACTTCCTGCACTTCCCAGCCACGCTTTTTAAACTCATGTACAATTACCCACCGAAAATCTTGATCATTGACCGCATAGTTACTTCCCAAAGCCGTGCTATCATAATAAAAAATCACTCTTTTACGTTTATGATGGCGATAGTATTTACAAAAATCATCCACTAACTCCGGTAGCTTTCGCTCATATTTCACGAAGAAAGACTTCAATACCTTGAGTTTATTGCCTTGCGGCTGACCTGCTACCAGCCAGTTAATATTTGCATTATAATCAAAAGCGATACAAATAGGTGCACCTGACTCTACATCCGCATCGGCCAAAGAGGTTGGTTCCTGCAATTTATCAAACTTATATTCAAGACTATCCAAATATGAGAAATTAGATGCAGCATATTTGTGAAACGGACGCATAGAGGAATAGAATCCATCACGAGTGATACCTATCCGTTTACAAAGAATAGAAGTTAGAAAAGTAAGAGGCGGAAGATCGCGTTTCATGTCATTTACCCATTTTTCACCCAATACCTGCATATTCCATATACTTGAGTATTCTTTATACATCACGGCAACGGAACGCATCCTGCACAGGTCACGATACAAAGTACGCAAATAGGAACGCAGATAAGCAGGCACAGTCTTTCCCGCTCCTACCATGTCCCTAACCTTTTGCTTTGTTTTCCAAATCTCAAAAATTGTGCCTTGTATAACCTCGATAAGTTCCGGGTCGCATTTCTTTTCGTAATCCAAAAACCAAGAACCTTTTTTTGTCACAGGCATATCGGATGTTATCAATTTCGAATGATGGAAAAAATGGTGCCCGAAATACTGCTTATTTCCACGATTGGCCGGAAGAGTTTCATCCTTCAGTTGCTCAAAGTCTATAAACTTCGCTTCATCGACATCCAGTGCATCGTAAGAATGTGAATTTGATGTACCGCTTCTATCTTGAGAGATAATATATCCAATCGAACCATTATACAGGCTGATAATATTCTCCCAGTTATCCGGTTCAAAAATAGGTTCACCCCATCCCCATGACTTCGGTGGTTTCTTCCCAACACACCAATGAAGGTCACGTTTAAATCCCCAATTCTCCCAGTGGATAAGCATAGAGGGAAGCGTGTTTGTAAGTACCCGTTTACAATTAGCTCCGACAAAACCAGTTATTGAACCAGGCATACGCTGCATATTACGAAGATTCCAAGCAGCATGAATCAACCCCTTACCAATACCACGACCACCAACAACAACCGTGTCTTTCGCAGCCGTGTACATTACTTCCTGCTGCGGATCATTAAAGTATTGTTTCATCTTTCTTTAGCTTTGTATTGAAAATTTCGTCCTCATTAAATTCCACCTCTTCAAACTCGACATCCTCGATATCTTCAGACCAATACTGCTGTATCTTGGATTTTATTTTTTCCCGGATATTGGGAATTGCTTTAATACCCAATACACTTGGATCGTCTGTCGGTTCAAACGGCTGGACCACAATCTTATCATATCCTTTGTCCAGAATATCTTCCTTATCAAGCTGTGTGTATTTACCATAATAATTGGCAGCAGCCCCCATCGCACGAGCATCTTTGATACGTTTGGCCATTTCATACGTCTCGTCTATCATCTGGCAGAACTTATACCGGTGATAATCCTTTGTTGTCTTGGCAAGATCACCCAAGAGACGTTTTATGATTCGGATATCCTCATAGGCCGTAGACTTACTAACTTTATAACGCAGCTCCAGTTCCGCAACTATTTCCAAATCCTTTTTACGAGGGAACTGTAACCAAAAGTTATACATATCACGCAACCGGAGCAATCTCTGTTGAATCACTTCCGGCAGTCCGTCAGCCGACATTTCACTAATATCAGCAAACAGATATTTTTCACATACATCAATAGTAGCAGGAACAGGCATATTATAAATCTTCGTCAGAATCCATGTTTAAAAGATAAGAGTTGGTAAGCTGTACCGCCAGCGGGCTTCCCACATTCGCCAACTCAATTTCCTGTTTACGCAATTTCAGCGCAGTGGTTGCTTTCGCATGATGATACGCACGGGAAACAGCGGTTGCCCGGTTACGAATATCAACGCGCAGTTGATCTACATCAACATCAAGCAATACAGCCATATCACTAATAGGAGTCAAACATTCAGCAAGCTCCTTTATCTGCTCAAGTTGCAGGGTTGAATAATCCATCTAATTGAATAGCATTAGTATTTACAATCTCCGCAAACCTGTCCTGTAAATCAAGGAAAACGCGCGGATCAGTAGTTATCATTCCGGATTCAGTCCGGTTTCCCCTTGTCTGATTTTGTGAGGTACATATTGATACCATCCATTTTGAATTTCGAATAAGAATAACTTTGGAATGATTCTCCGCCAAAAAAACATTATCAAATACATTCGAAATAAACGCATACAAATTAACCGTTTTCCTAGATGCTTTCAAGTCTATCAACATAGTTGCCTTTGTAAGCCACCCTTTCTGACGGAGCTTAAAAATTCTTCGCAGGAACTCTTCAGAAGTAGAGAATGTGGAAATATAGATTTCAGCCGGACCAGTCTCGGAAAGGATTTTCTCTATGATATCAAACAACTGTATCCGATTATCCAGGTACGCTTGTAATGGCGTACCGGATATCGGTTTTATTATCTGATTAACAAGCTTCATTTCACTTTCAATCCTAAAAGGGCTAATTCGTTAACCTGATCAGCTTCAACAGCATTTCCGGTAGAGATCAGATAATCATAACGCTCTTGCACCTTAGCCAACAATGCCAAATACTTCTTCGCATCCGAATTTTTAAGATCGGCCAATTTCTTTTTATTGTCTGAAAGATATTTGCGTGCAGCCCCCACTTTCTTGGCTATCGTTGCCGGATCATCCTCTGTCTTATCTTTATCCCCTTCACCGTCAGAGTCAGTACCAGGAACAAAAGAATCATAAGCCTTCATATTGGTACGATATCTCTTTTCCGATTCGTCCAACTGCTTGAGATATTCGTAACGATCACAAGCCGTTGCATGTTCCATACCTTTCAACTGTTCAAAGAGGTCTTTGATTTTAAACCAAAGTTCCGCATTTTCCTCCCACAAGAGTCTGATTCCTTCAGGCAAAGTATCGTGATCAGCACGCTTCCCCTTTACTTTTTTGCCTTCCTGGGGCATATCATCATCAGTAGAGATAACAGGAGTACCTTCATCCAAAATGAGTTGTGCCGCCGGCAATACGGTTTGATTCATCCGCACCACATCTTTAACAGTCTGACGGTCCAATCGGATTTGCAGGTATTTACGAAGCTCATACACAACCTTATCAGCAAAAGAATCCGGTTTTCGGATCACCTTTTGAAAAAAGAGTTGATTTCGATTGAGGGAAAGAAGCATTGTCGCACCTTCCACAATATTACGTTCACCAGGCGACTGATTCAGATAAGCCTGTATTTTTTCTGTCAATTTTTCATCCATAATCTTACTAAATAAAAAGTGGTGGCACAGACCAGCCACGCCACCACCAACCAACTAACTAATTAAAAAGCAAAAATCAAACTTCCGGATCAACCCAAGCCGAACCGTCAGCACCCGAAATATCCCCATCCTCCGTTTCGATTTTACCCGGATAGAATGGAGCCGGGCAAACGTCCGGAGCTTCAATTTCAAGCGTTGTACCCGCTTCTCCTGTATATCCTTCGCCTAAAGCCTGGGATACTTTTGTGTCAACATCGAACTCATCAGAACCAATCACACGAAATTTCTTATTACGCTGTTGCACCAAGTAAACAAGATTGTCGATATTCGCCTGACGTGAAAAGCCTGTTGCTTCTTCATCAGTTCCTGCATGTTTCAATGTAGATTTATTCAATGAAATCCGACTAGGTTTATCGCCTTGAGATTCAGATGTTACATTGGATTTTGTGTCCAACGCATCCAAACTCTTCCACTTTTTATCGGCTGCCAACACAAAATTTCCTTTATAAGTGGCCAATTCTCCCATTGTTTTCGCTTCTTTGGCAGTCGGCAATGTCGGCCATGAAAGAATATCCATTTTGGGAATAAAGTACACTCTTTGACGAATCCCCGGAAGTGTCGTCATGCCACTACACCAGTTCAAAGACTGATAGAGACTAGAATCATCACATTTATCCATATTTCTCCTCCTTTCTTAGACAGCAGCTACACCATCAATTCCGGCAACAAACAAACGTTCTTTCGAAATGGATTCGAACTCAACGCCGAAAAACATGGTAGCAATGAATTGCAACACGAACGCTTTGAAACGTGCAATCTCAATGTTTTCCTCTTCTCCCATCTGATTTATCCCAACCAACAAATTACGTTTCGGAGTCAAATGAATGAACGGGCTGTTCTTCTTATTCGACATCGGAATGATATGTACATTATCAAAACCCTCAACAGTCAATTTCTTGAATTGCGTATTGTAGGGAATAGAACCTACTGTCAACTGATAATCGTCACAATAATCATTATACACATGCTTTGGTACAATCAACTGCAAATTTTCTTCATCCGTCAGCAATTCATCAGCCTGGCGACAGATAGCCTTCAAAACATCAACAGCATTGGTTTTATCAATGGCGTCAATCGTCATGAAGTTACCTAATTCAGCAGACAGTTTTTTCGCATCAAGCTCTTTTTTTGTAATGGTATCAAAGCCATTGAACAAATCCTTACTTTTTTCCCCTGCCTCATTTCTGACTGCATTCCAAAGTACCTTATTTATGTTCTTTCCCAACTGTGCAGAAAGGAAAGCAACAACAGAACGGGTAATTTCGGTATTCTTCAATCCCTCGCCTTTGGTTATGTCCGATCCCCAAATTGATTGGTAGATTTTATTCGGAGAGAAGTTACGAACTACTGAACCAAAGTACGTGTACAAGGTTCTAGGATTAACGATTACCTCGTCATTGTCCTCGCGTGTTTCAGAATAAGGTCCAAATTCGATATCACCTGAAAGTTCCCCTACGGTTTCAGCATAACGAATCCCCGGCCTTAAACTCATGTACTGCAAAGAGCTTGACAATGCCAATACAGGCATTTTCAAGAACTCTTTGCGCAATTTGCGAGCACTCTTTTGCAGTTCCTCGCCACTTAAATTTACTCCTACTGGTAAAATAGCCATATTATACTAAATCTTTAATTAAGTTATACATGTCTTGAGCAGACTCACCGGATTTTCCCGATTCATCATTATCGTTCCCTTCGATACGAGGAGTATCATCACCTGCATTATCTTGCAGATTTTTAATTTCTTCATCCTTTTCATCAATAAGGGTTTGCTTGTCAATGACTTCCTGTTCCAAATTGGACATTTTATCATTGATTTGTTTTACCTGTTCTTCAGTAAGAGCTACCTTACCGGAACCATCAAATGACAATCCTTCCACATTCAGGACCGCATTAATTTTCAAATAGTCTTTTTTCATTGTTGTTACATTGTTATTATCCGAATTAGAAGGAGACGACACATTCCCTTTGAAAGAGGAAATGAGACGATCAATTTTATTAGCTAAATTATGAAGCAAATTCCCGGTAGAATCTTCCCGGTCATCGCGCTGTTGTAAAGGAAGTGCAGGAAAACCAAGCATGTTCAATTTTTCCGTAACCGTTGAAAAATCGAACTTCTCTTCATCCTCTTCAATGATTTCATCTATAAAACCATATTCCAGAGCCTCTTTTGCTGTCAGCCACCGACCAGCCTTCAGAATATCAAGTATGTCCTCCACTTTTTTCTTACACCGATCAGCATACATACTAGCCAGGACCAAATCATACTTGTCATTCTCAAGCTTGTTCTCTTTCAACTGCTCTATTAAAGCCTGAATCTGGTCCGCATTATATTGTCCCCAAGCATCAATATAATTGCTAACCTTGTGAACCATAAACATGGAATATTTAGAAGCACACACTTTTTTAGCTCCAAGCGCAACAATGGTAGCAGCAGAAGCAACACAACCATAAAGATATGCTGTCACATCTCCATGATCAATAAACTGCTGACGAATATCCAAACCGTCAGCAACCGAACCGCCTAAACTTGAAATACGAACATTGACAGGTTTGCCTTTCAAACCTGCCAACTGATTCCGGATATACTGTTGGGAATATCCCCAACGCCCGATAATATCGTCAATGTTAAGATTATACGTCATATCGCAATTTTTTATTGCAATATTACGCCTATACATTATTTAATAAAAAGACCTTAATCTAACTGTAAAAGCATAGGAATTGTATTAGAATAGGTTACTGTCATGGTAGAACCACACCTAGTCGATGTTGAATTAGGATAGTTTTCACTAAAAGTAACGACAGGAAACGGCCTCTTATCCGTCCCGATCAGAAATTGTTCTCCGGAAACTGTTGTCACCCGAAAACATAGCTTTCTATTTCCCACCTCAAACGTTTCAGGTAAAAGCGCAGTCAGCTTGGATGTATAGATACGTACCTTATTTTCTATCTTATCACTTATTTCAACAGAAGAAAGTCCGACCGTCTCCACTTTTGAAAACGGACGATAAATTTGGAGAAGAATCGCATTATTATTAATAATCGCAGAATTGACCAGATGCTTAGCTTCTATCAGCTCCACTTTTTTTATGTGTTTCAAAATACTATTCATATCTGTTCGCTGTTGTTCGGGGTTGTTTAAAATAGCCATTCTTATCCTCTTTTTTTCGTGTTAAAGAGTTTAAAAACACTCCTTTTTTATTATATGATTTACGAATACGATAAAATTTCTGTCTCACAGTCTCTACATAATCATCATCAATGCCGTGAAGCTCACACCATGCCGCAATCGTTTTATTCAGTCCGACAGAACCATCAAACATGTCTCCCAGTTCAGCCCACAGACTTCTCCTGAACAAATCTTCTATCGCCTCGGTCACAGCTTCCTTAGCACGTGGACCTAAATAATTAAAAATAGCCGGGTCCTTAGCTTTTGAATCCGGAATAACGATTGCCGTAGCCCCTTCAAATGGCATTTCCGGTTGTATTCCATCCGGCAGTTTTTGCAGGAAACGACGAATCACAGCATTTTCATTACTTTGTGCCGGAAAACGAACCGGGTTCCCCAAAGCATGTACAAGCCATTGAGATAAATACTTTTCAAGCTTAATATAGAAAACAAAGTTGCTCATAATCAATTATATTTCGGACACAAAAATAATATATATAACTCAAATGTAATATATATGACTCATAAAAGAGATTTATATATTACACATCTATTTTGACTTCTACATCTACTACAACTTCTACAAAATAGATAAACACCTCAAATACAACAAATTAAAAACTCATAAAAAGTCTACAAAGTGTAGAAAAGTAGTAAAATTGTAGGTGAATTGTAGTAAAATCCGGAAAAGCAGTCATTTTGTAGAGAAATGTAGTAGATATGTAGAAATTATATTTATAATTAAATCATTGATTATTAAAATTGTAGAAGTTGTAGTAAGTGTAGAAGCTATTTTCTCCGCTAAACAAATGAAGCTATTTTCTTTCTATACCCAATAAAAAAGGGTGTAAACGTACCGTTCACACCCTCTCTACAACTTATACATGAATCAAAATTCCTTTTCATCTTCATCATCCTCTACATATACATTGATGTCTATGCCATACACAGCCTTTATCTTCGCATAATCAAAACAAAGGGCCTGATCAACATCCGAAGTGCTTTTCCTTTCTTTACCTCCTATTGAGTTCTCAACTTCCCTAGTCGCTTCATATCCACCTTTCATCATCCTTTTAAACCGGACGGATGGTTTCAGACCGCAATACTCCTTTGATGCTTTAAGATAACTCTCCAACGTCCGTTCCGGGATGGCCACATCACCCACCTGACGAGCATACTTCTTATAGAGCATAAATAACCGGTTCTTCCGAAGCTGTAAAATTTCGGTAGGGTGTTGAAACTCTATCTTTCCCTCTTTGGTCTGAAGTTTATCCAAAATATCAATACGGTAATCTCCATCAAGCTGTATTTCTCCCTCCTGGTGCAAGAATGAAACCATATTCCAAAAAGTTGAAAGCTCATTACTTGACTTACACGACTTATTCTGCTCGATAATCAATTCTACAAAAACAGGAAGAATTTCCTTATATGAGAAGGGAAAATCAATATATGATTCAAGCGTCCTGAAAGCTGCCAACAACGTCTGCCAGTTCCGGAGAATACGATCTTCCACTATTTGCTGCTTGAGGTGATCCAGGATATCATCACCGCATTGCTTATAGTTGGCTACAAATCCCTGCTGCATCTTTGCCCGATGAGAAAGAAGCTGCAAAGTTAAATGTGTCAGCCCCATACCCTGAATACGAGCTAAATCCATAAAACGGGCCTTTTCTTCCTTCGTATATTCTGTCTTCTGGAACTGAAGAAAAACAAAACGACTGAACAAAGCGATATCGGCAGTTGCCATTTCTTGTCCGGACACGATAACCGCCGAATCTACTGAAGTTATTTCCCGTTTCTTATCCCGGTCCATATTCATTCGGGAGCGTCCGGTTCCATCCCATAGTCCCTTTAGAAATTCCCTCTTCTCCAGGTCTATATCATTTTTAAATTCATCCAAGTGCACAATGGCATTACTACATTGCGCTATCGTATCATTCAAGGCCGCAATAGTAGCATTGCTAATGTTAGGCGGTGTGTTACGAATGATAAAGAAACTCATTAAAGTATTTCCCAATTCCGATTTACCTGCACCTTTCTGACCAAACAAGTTAAGAATCGGAAAGCTTTTTGTATGAGCCACAATGATATCCCTAAATAGTGCAGCCAACAGGAAACATAATCCTACTTTACCATTGTCGGAATATACCGATACGATCTTCTCTGCAATTTCCCGCATCGATATCGAATTATAGTTCAGATGAACAAACTTACGTTCGAACTGAAATAACTTATCATCATTTACATAAATCTTGCTACTTGCCGGCAAATAGTAATTTTCCCCTTTACTAAGACGAACTATCCCATATTCATCGACAGGTTTCCACTGACCATCCCAATATACACCATTTCCAAACGCATAGAACCCCTGTCGTTGCCATCCCATTTGCGTGATCTCCACAGCAGTCTCCGTCTGCTCATATAGAAACTTCTTCAATTTAATCAATTCTTTTTCCGAAGCTTCGAAAATAAAGTTACCTAACCCTTCCACCCGTTGACGAAACTTAGAAAGCGAAGCCAAATCTTCCTGCTTCATTTCAATGATTTCTTCCTGCTTATTCTCATTTTGAATACGATACATACGTTTCGGATTCAAGGAGTCCCGAATATGGAACATAGGAACCATTACAAAATTGGACCACTGAATGTCTTCTCCACCTTTAGGATTCATCATGTAATACCCGCCATATTTCTCAAAGAAACCGTATTTCTTATACAGTTCCCGGTCAAACGATTTACCCTTTTCTAAAACCTGTCTGGCCTTACGCTGTGTCCGTGCAAATTTAATAGCCTTATTCCATAAATTCTTATCCTTATAGAATTCCCGTACCTGCCCTAGATACATTTCCTCTTTCATTTCATCATCCAAGAGTGCTATCAAATTACACACCTCTGTAACAATCGTATGAACCGATTCTGTCCCCATCCGATTGTGGAAAAGTTTATCCGCATACCAAACGATGAAATCTTCTTCCTTCAAATCTTCAAATTTAGTTCTTGAAGTACAATAGCTATCCGGATCATTTTTCGTGTTTCCTTCTCCTGGTGGCAATTCTCTCACCCGTACATTAAAGCCTAACCTCAATGCAGCTTTCCCGTTTTCCATCACTGATTTTACCCCTACCGGATATTCTTCATCATTTTTTTTAATATCAGCGTCCGGAATAAAACAGATATTGGCAGTCATTTTCTTAAGTTGGCCAAACTGATTTTCAGTCCATGACGATCCAAGCGAAGCAACGGTATTAGATATTCCAATCATGTGCAACCGAAGCACGTCCGGTCCACCCTCAACACAATATACCCTATCTTTTTTTACCGCTTCCCGGAAAGCATAACTAATACCAAATATACTTGTGTCCTTATTGTATATCAAAGAATTGGAAGAATTAAAGTATTTGGCAACACCATCCTCTCCAGAAATATCACGGCAAGTAAACCCAATGATCCGGGCTGCCTTATCATAAATAGGAATAACAATCCTATCACGATAAAAATCGTAAATGCGATCTTTCTCCTCGTTCTTCTTTAAAAGCCCCAACTCCAAAAGGAGATCAATATTCAAAGCATTATCCTGGGCATATTTATACAACCCATCCCATTGTGGCAATGCATATCCCATACCAATAGACCTAGCAAAATCCATGTTCCAGCGTTTTTCAATATAAACCTTAGCCTTATGCTGTTTAAGATTACCCTGATAATATCCTGCTACTTCCTCATTAAGAATATACAAAGCTTCTTTTTTTAATTGTCGCTGCCGATCAGCTTCAGACAATGGAGCATCATCCGGTAGAGGAATATTGTTATGTTGTGCCAACTGCTTGACAGCTTCCCGGAAATCTATATTGTCATACTTCATTAAGAACTTAATGGCATTTCCTCCCTCGTGACACCCCTGGCAATACCAAAAGTTCAAAGCCGTATTGACTTGAAAACTGGGAGTTTTCTCTGAATGAAACGGACACAACCCCACATACCTGGCTCCCTTCTTTTTTAGTTCGACCTTTTGACCGATTAATTCTACCAAGTCCGTTGCGTCCAAAACCTGTTCTATGATTTGCTCACTGATCATTAAAATCTATATTTAAAGATTATAGTACAATGGCGGCTTAAAGCAATATCATCCTTATGAACTCCTGCCCGGTATTCTTTCTGATACCACCCGGCCACTTTTATAAATAGTTCCCAATTTTCCTTTTTGACTTTCTGTTCTATATAGAAAAACTCACCAACCTGAAGTCGTTCAAGTCGTAAAAAGACTTTCTTGATATATTCTTTCAGCTGTTCTTCGCCCATAAGCTCCGCATACCGATCATACCAGCTCCAGTCATCTGTAAGTTTATAATGTGATAAATCAATCATTTCAAAGGAATATCGTATTTTCTTTTACGTATAGAGTGTGTTCCTACATAACATCTACCAAAACCATCCCAATGAACTTTTTTTATTCCTGGAACTGTCTTTCTCTCTCCATTCAGAAAAACCTTTTTCATAATGGTAATAGTACCTTTTACTTTCCGCACTTCTTGAGAGTGCTTTGTATAATAAACATGGGTAAATTCAATACCATCAGGTTTCGCTTGTTCCCAAGCTTCGATATCAAACAACTGATAATTATTCATATTCACTTTGGTTATTAGTTATACACAAATACTTCTAAACTCCGATTGAGAAATCTTTCCTTTCTCTTTGATTACTCCAAAGAAAGCAGTAGCCGGACAAACATATGCGTCTGTCGTTGTAAGACAAACGCCATCAGAAGGGAAGTATTCACAACCTATATCGCTGTCCCAATCTATATACTTTTGAGCTTCTATCGCTACTTTATCGCAATATTGCCTATATGAGATGTACGAGCTTCCGACCTCGTTTATCAATCTCTTTATATTCATTTCTGATTTGGTTTTAAGCTAATTGATTCGTACATACTTACCTGCGATATCACAAGTTCTTAATATCTCGGCATTATCTTCACCGAAAGCGATTAGGATACTACCGCAACCAGGAGAATCCCCACGGGTTCCATCTGGACGGAAGAACCTAATCCGGTTACGCAAAAACTTCATCGCTGTTGCCTTCTCGAATATTACATCTTGAAACATCTTTGAATCGCAACGATTGAAAAGTAATGCGATTCCGTTTCCATGCTCTGCCAACCGATTTACGAACCGTTCAATAAGAGGATGAGAATAAGGCGGATTGAGCCATACACGACCTTTCCACTCTTGAATAAGCCCGTCATCATTCTTGTTGTACATTTGTGTAGCAGTTTCCCAAAGTGGATTTACGGGAGCACACGGATCTAAATCGAATTTTCCTAAAGCGTCTATAATTTCCTTTGGTGTATACCATTCATCGGTAGCAGTAGCCGATCTTTCAAAGGTTGTGTTCATATCTTGATTTGTCATGAAATTACTACCATTGCCGGAGCTTCTTGCTCCACTTCATCAATAACCATCAGGTTGACATCACCTGTGTAGACATATACTTCCGCTTCCGGATTACAGTTTTTCAACTGTTCTATCAGTTCTGTTACTATCATAATTGTCTCCTATTTAGTTATACACAAATTCTTTTAAACTCCGATTAAGAAATCTTTCAATCACCAATGATAGTCCGAATTGTATATGTTTGTTTCCCTTTAAATTTAGAGAAATCAACTAAAGGCTGCCTTTTGTAAAGATTTAGAGCCACTTTACGGAATCTTTCATAATTACGTCTATCTATTATGGACAATGACTGTTTTTCCATTTCTTTGACCAATTCCCTACGTGTATGAGAATAATGTCCATGACAACTTTCCTCACCGAAATCATGTTCCATTCTATGATTATGATAGGAGTTATTATCCTTTGACAAAAAGATATTCAGTCTTTCCAATCGAGTAAAAGATAATCTCTTTTGTCCCAATCGTGACGTTTCCTCTTCTTCCAACCAAGCAACAAGTTCAAGATTGTAAAACCCTTTATCGTATTCTCTTCTGAAGAAATAGTGTATTTTCATATTAGCCTTATTTTAATCTTTCGGTAAAAAAGTACCGGGAACCACCCCGGTACCAAACCCTAACCTGGGACTTAAACCCAACGACTGTCCTTACAGTCGGATCATTTAATTATTAATATAAAAGCTTTATTAACTCATCATCATTTTTAATAAATCGTCCAGGCTATCTGATTTTTTTAGCACCTGTTTTGCTTTAGTACAACTAAAGACTTCTGTTATTACACGAGTAGCGTGTTCATCTCTTTCCATCACTTCACACATTGCAGATACTAAATCTTCGAGTTTCCCTGATATTACACAGCCAATGCCCCTTTCTGTTTGACTTTTCAACAGACACATACTAAAACATTGCAATCCATTCTTTGCACAAAAGTCTTGCACGTACTCCATTAATTCTTTTACAGGATCACCCCGCTTCTGTTCTTCACCTGTTAGCATAATTTTTAATTATTTAGTTGGTTATTGTTACTACCTGCTTGGGCAGGAATAATTACTCAATTTCTTCACTTGCACAAATTAAAACATCTCCAGTTATACATCGAAAGACATTATTCTGAAAAGCAATATCTGTAGCTCTCTTATTGAATGTTAGATGTTTCAATTCACAATCCTTATGGATAATCATCACACTATCAATTTCGATTGGCAGAATCTCGACATCCCCTCCAATTACTTCTTGTACTTCTCTTAACTTGAAAATACCTTCGTTTTCTGGAAACACTGGTATTTCTTTTCCGTTGGATTTGATAAGCCTTGTCATTGAATTTCTGCTTTTGTTGCCATCTCCATCTGCGATATAAAATACTATCATAGATACGGTCAAACTCTGTTCGTATTCTCATTGGTTATGTGATTTATACCAAGTTGCTATTTGGGCTATTGTTTTCAACCTCAATCGAATTTTAATAGCCTGAATATGATTATACACAGTTCGAATTGATAATTTAAGTTCTAAACTTATTTCCTCCGGTGACATGTGGCTCAATAATTTTGCCACCTCCATCTCACGTTCCGACAAAATCGTTCTCATCTTGGGATTACATATCACTCCTTCATCCGCACATTCTCCACGCATCGGACATGATACCTGCTCAAAATGCCATTCACCATGCTCATCAATATCCCAACTCATTGTTTCATACACTCCAAAATTACATCTACAAAAACGTCTTACCATCCGGAACTCAAAATAGGTTCTATTTAACGATGACACAGAATATAGGTCACTTAGTCTCTTGAAAGCTTCCGGCCAAAACTCTTGTATTTCCAATAACATTTCTTGTATGATTTCCTTCTGATTTTCATCAAGAACGTACATGCCCCCATCGGCAGGTTTTACACAGACCTGCCCATCTGGTGCATTATAGAACTCAATTTTTACTAGCATGGCTTTCCGCAATTATTTTTTCAACAGCTTCACGCTCTAACTTAGTCCATCCATCGTTGTGGACTTTCAACTGGAAAGTAGGATAACTAATATCACATTTTTCCATAACTTTCTTCCGAAACTCCTGCTTACCCTTATACCCTGGTAAGCTTTTGTAGTAGTCAAAAATACCCATAGATGTAATTTTTATGTGTTATTATTCTATTTATGATAATATTTATCATTATTTTTATGAAGCAAAAGTAACATAAATATCTCATAAAAGAGACATATATATCTCTTTTATGATGTTAAAAAACATTTATATATATCCTTAAAATGTATAACGGACAGATTATCAAGAGATTAATGGAAGCCAACAGAATCTCAAACAAAGAACTATTAGCACATTTAGGCTATACAAAAGAAGGAGCTAATACTTCTTTGACTCAACTTATAACCGGAAATCCAACGGTTAAACGTTTGGAACCTGTGGCGGATTTTTTTGAAGTAAGCATGGATATTTTTTTCGAAAGAAAAGTACAATTTACCAGTGCACCTTATGTTTTTGGAAATGGAAATGCCGTTGGAACTGGAAACACAGTAATGACTCCTGCAGAAAACGAGGACAGAATGACAATAGAAACATTAAAGAAACTCGTAGAAGAAAAAGATAAGAGGATAGAAACGCTTGAGACACTTATTAAAGTACTGCAAAAACGGAAATAGTCCTCGGACAGATTTCGGACAAATAAACTTAATAAACATTCGGTTTTAGAACGTAAACACTTGATTCTCAACACTGGGAAATATCTATTTTTGAGGTAAAGAGTTCGAGCCTCTCCTCCCGTGCAAAATAAAAGCCGCAGATAATCGTTGATTTTCTGCGGCTTTTATTTATACCTTTATTTCACCAGACCTTTAGCCGTTTCAACCAAGCGGA